GGACTTATACTACAAGCACAACAGGACAACGCTCTTTTGATACTGAAGTTGATGTTTTAACTACTTGGGCAGATATTTATCAGCGAAGAAGAGATTTTCAAGACTTAACAGGAACTCAAAATGTATTGGAAGGTGATTGGGTATTTAGAATAAGAAATGCTCAATTAGAGGTTCCTATATCTAAATCTAATTTTATTTTTTGGAGAGATAAAGAATATAGTATTACCTCAATCTCAGCACAAGAAAGTTATCAAAGAATGATTGATGTTACTTGCCGTATAATTGAATGAGTTTTAAGTTTAAACATAATGCGGATAAAATATCTATTAATTTAAGTAGATCCATTGGTAAAAAAATAATAGCAATAGAATCTGCTATTGATAAATTTATTGATAATACCGAGAGAGATGCTAAAAGAAATATTTCTTCAAACGGAAATATATATGAATCTAAGTTGATAAATAGCTTTGTAAAAGGAGTTAAAAAAGGAAAAGGAAAAGGTGAATGGAGTTTAAAAGTAGATGCTATTCAAGGTGCTTTTGTTGAGTTTGGCACAAAGCGTAAATTTAATGCTAGTCCAAAATTAGGTAATTATCCAAACAGATTCAAGGGAATGAAGGGTGAGAGCGGAGATGTTTACGAAAGACTAGAGAAATATTTTTTATCTAAGGGTGTTCCGGAAAATGAGATATTTACGGTTATAAAGAGTGTCTTAACTGAAGGTACAAAAGCATATCCATTTTTCTTTCCCGCAGTATTTAAAAACAAAGTAATTTTGCGTAAAGATTTAAGAAGAGCAGTTAAAAAGAAAACCAAAAAATAAGCATGGCAGCATTAACAGGAAATAAAATAAAGGATAGTTATTTAGGTTTATTAAAAACCACGGATAGCGGAATTTTTACGTCTAGTCTTATTAGGATTACTGATGGTGGAGGAAATGGTTCACAATTATATCTTTCAAATACTGCAATTAGATTTCATAACGCTTACACATTTCCAAATGCAGATGGTACTTCGGGACAAGTGTTATCTACGGATGGTAGTGGTACTTTGTATTTTACTGAGTCATCAGATAATCAAACTTTAGAAGAAGTTTTAACTTCGGGAAATACGGCTACACTAGCGATACTGAGTACTGCTGATGGGAATACATTTGGTAGCACAACATTTGATGCTGCGGTAACGGGTACAACTGCAAATTTTACTACTAGTGTTACATCACCCGATTTTATTGGTGATTTAAATGGTTCAGTAAGATTTGCAGCTAAAATGATTGGAAGTTCTGTTTTAAAGGGACAAGTAGTTTATATATCGGGATTGAGTGGAAACACACCCGAAGTTCAATTAGCTAAAGCAGATTCTACAACAACAATGACGGCAGTAGGTATAGCTGCTGATGATGCAAATCAAAATGCTAGTTTTGAGGTAGATACACTTGGAAGTGCTAGAGGAATTGATTTATCTGATTGTATAGAAACGGGTATTACATTAACAGAAGGAGATGTATTATATGTTTCAGACACAGAAGCGGGACACTTAACTAATGTAGCACCAACGGGGGTAGCTAATTTAATACAGAACATTGGAATGGCTATTAGAGTTAATCCAACAACAAATGCTACAATAAAGGTAATGGGAGCGGGTAGAGCAAATGCATTACCAAACTTACCAACGGGAGTTATTGTTGGAAACGGAACAAGTGCGGTTAGTGCATCAAGTAATTTATTAATTGCATCTGATGGTACTATTACTTTATCTCAACCGAATAATGTACCTAGTGATATAAAAAATTATAACATTGGAGGAGGAAATATAGCATTAAATACGGATGGTTTTAATACGGGTTTTGGAGAGGGTAATTTAAGTCAAGTAGGATTTGTAGGCAGTAATAATAGTGCTTTTGGTTATCAATCATCCTTTTCTATGACAACGGGAGATAATAACACATCTGTTGGTTTTTCCTCATTACTCAATGAAACCGTAGGTGCTGATAACACGGCTATAGGAAATTATTCATTGTTTTATTCTAATAATGGTAATTTTAATACCGCAATAGGTAGTTATTCGCTTTATGCTAATACTTTAGGAGGACAAAATGTAGCTTTAGGTTACCAAGCATTAAACTCTAATACAACTAGTAGCCACAATACTGCTTTAGGATTTAGAGCATTAAGAATTAGTACGGGCGATCATAATCTTGGAGTTGGATATAATTCGGGTAATTTAATTACCTCGGGTACAAACAATGTTGTTTTGGGTTCTTTTAGTGGATATAGAGCAGCTAGTCCAACTGTTTTAGAATATGATATAAGAACAACATCTAATAATATTGTAATATCTGATGGTGCGGGTACGGTTTATCAATCTTTTGATAATAGTGGTGCGGTGCGTTTACATACATACGGATCAAACGATCACACGGGTACATTAGCAAAGACATTAGGAGTAGATGCTAATGGGAATGTTATTGAATTTGATGCTGCTGGTGATGTAAGTATAAGTGGAACACCCGCTACCAATCAAATAGCAATATGGACAGATGCTAGTACAATAAAAGGAGATGCAACTTTTGTTATAGATGCTAATCATAAAATTACCTTATATCAACCCAATTCTGTTCCAACAGATTTAGGTAATTATAACATTGGAGGAGGAAATATTTCAACTACAACGGGAACAAGCAATACGGGTTTTGGAAAAGATAATTTATCAAGTATAACTTCGGGAGGTACTAATGTTGCAATTGGTTATTCTAGTTTAAATTCATTAACTTCGGGAGGTAATAATACTTCTATTGGTGCTTATAGTTTAGATTTATTAACTACGGGAAGTGCTAATACTGCGATTGGCGGTTTTGCAATGCGAAGCACAATAACGGGTTTTAATAATACTGCTATTGGTTTTGCCGTAATGAATAACGGTTCTTTTGAGGGACAAGGAAATGTTGCAATAGGAAATAGTGCTGGTAATAGTTTAACTACGGGTGGTTATAATGTTTTTTTAGGTTATAATTCGGGTTCTGGAATAACAACGGGGTTTTATAACGTAATAATTGGTTCTAATACGGGTAGTACAATAGCAACATCATCTAACAACATTATCATTTCAGATGGTAGTGAGAATATTAGGCAAAGTTTTGATAGTAATGGTGCTGCTACTTTTAATGGTGCTGCTACTTTTAGTGGTACAGTTACTTCAAAGGATTTAAATGTTGTTGATGCTTACGCTAATGATCCTTTAATAAAATTAGCTACAAATACAAGTAGTAATGTAGAAGTAGAAATGAGAACCGCAACCACGTCTTACAATGCGGGTATTGGTGTGGTAACAAGCGGTTATGATTTTAATATATTTACAGAGAATACCCCAAAACTCACTATCGCATCGGGGGGTAATGTAAATATTTCAAGTACATCAAGTTTTGGTAAGTTAAATGTTAAAGCAAACGGCACAAATCCTTATGAAGGGGTAAATGTTGGAAGTTCTGCTGATGATTCAAAATACGCTTACATATCACACAACGGCACTCAAGGCTTAATAGGAAGTACGGGAGCAAATACATATACGCCTCTTTCTCTTCAAACTAGTGAACAAGATAGGCTCACCATCTCAACGGGGGGTAATGTGCTAATAGGAAGTGGTACTCCAAATATTTCTAAATTAGAGGTTGGAGGAGAAACAAGGATAGTATATAATAAAGCGGTAGGTGGTGCTTACCCATTAGATGATTCGGGGTTTTCGGGCATAATAACGGTTAATAGTAACAACTCTACGAATAGTTTATCGGGGATAGCAATGTATGCTAAATCGGATTATAACTCGGGAGTAGGCATATTCGCTAAAAATATGGGGGGGAATCTTGCCGATATGGTTTTCTTTACGGGAACGAGTACCGCTTCGGTTAATGAATCTATGCGCATCACATCGGGGGGTGATGTACAAGCCAAAAGAGTAAGGAGTAATACTGTGGGAGATGTTGCGCTAAGTATTAACCCAAGTGATTCATCAATGCATTACGGTTTTAGAGTAGATTCAACAAACAATAATCTAAACTTAGATAATGTCGATGATTCAACAAATCTACTCTCTGTCTCATCGAATGGATTAGTAACATTAGATTCAAGTATTGTTTTAGATGATAACGAAGGATTGTTTTGGGGTGCTACAAGTGGATCAAACGAATATATTGTTAATAATGGTTCAGATTTAATATTAGGTACGGGAGGTTCTGCAAAACTCACCATCAAATCGGGGGGTGCAGTAGGGATTGATAATTTATCACCCGATAGTTTTAGCGGTAGCGGAAGCACATCTTCATCTTTAGTTATAGGCAAAGGAACAAGTGGTATTTCACCACAATTAACGCTATGGCAAGGAAACTCAGCACAAGCAACTATTAATTTTGCAAGTTCTAATACGGGAACGGGGCAATACGAAGGGAGAATACGTTATACAAGAGACACGGGAGTAATGGATTTTAGAGTTAATTCTAATGATGCACTCTCCATCTCATCGACGGGTACAACAACTGCATCAAGAGGCGATGCGGGTACATTAATCCAAGCAACTAGTAGTTCGGGTGCGGGTAGTGGAATAATTAACTTTTTTTCAAGTCTGCCATCAAGCGCAGACAACACAAATTGTTCCCATTTTCAAGGGACAACTCAAGGCATTAATTCTTGGCGGTTATATGGGAACGGTTCATCTTCTTGGACTAGTGATAGCAGACTTAAAAGAGATATTGAAACAACAAGAGATGGTTACATTGATGATGTAAAACAATTACGAGTTGTTAAATACAAATGGAAAAATGATCCAAATAGTTCTTTAGAATTGGGACTTATAGCGCAAGAAGTGGAAACTATATTTCCATCACTTGTTGTTGAGGATAAAAATTCGGTTGGAGATGAGGTTTTATATAACGAAGATGATAAAATTCCTAACGGCAAAAAGGTTGGAGATGTTAAAATAGAAGGGACAACTTACAAATCAGTTAAATATAGTGTGTTACCAATGATTTTACTTAAAGCTATCCAAGAACAACAAACCATAATAGAAGATTTAAAAGCAAGAATTGAAACATTAGAAGGGTAAGCATTACCTACATTATTAAAACAAGAGTAAATTATGAAACAAATAGAACCAATAGATGTTTGGCAGAATGGAACAACGAAAACTGCCGTAAAATTACAAGCACAAGGTACAAGTGTAACCTTGGGACAAGCAGCCTCTTTTTATTGGCAATTGCTGACAGAAGAAGGTTATCAAGTAGCAAATGGTAATCTTGGAATTAGTGGTGAACAATACGATGCTTGGGGTGCTGATGATGATTACGTTTATACTATTATAGCAGAGGATTTAAACCTAGTGATTGTAGGTGATTGGGTTGATCCATCGGTTGACGCATCAGCATAATATTATTTATCTTTGAATATTATTAATTAAAACAAATACAGAATGTTTGAAAACAAAACAATTACATTTAAGGAGGCAGAGGATTATCACAAAGGATTAATTCTCTTAACTAATGCAATAGAATCTTCACAAGAGGGCGTGGGATTTGATTTAACTTATTTATTAAATAAGGCAATAAAGAAGATGGAATCAGATTCACAATCAATGGTAGATGCTAAGAAGCAAATGCTTGAGGTTTACGGCACTTTAGAGGAGAATGGTACACTAACACTATCCGAGACAAACGAAGACGTTATAGCCTCTGTAAATAAGG